GGTGGCGATCATGCCGCGCGCAATGCCGGTCCAATCGCGGTACATCTGCAAGTACCCACCTATTTTCTTCGGCACACCGCGCTGAAAGCGGCACCACACCCCGTCGGTAAATTCGCGGGATTCAAAGGTGGTACCGTCGCGTTTGACCCCTGGCTTTACGCCAAGGGTATAGACGAAGTTCAGGTTTTGATCTTGCTGCGCGGCCATTTAGAAGTTACCACCGTCAACTTGCAGAAGGTTGTTGTTACCGTATAGGATTTGAGTCTTCAGTCCATAGGTCAACAAAATCGCCACAGTGCCGGTGTTAATAATGACCGGCGCATCAGGACTACCAACCACATTGAAGGTCACCGAATAACCTACTTGGTTGGTCTGGTTGGTGATCACATAAATCTGCGTGATCGCCGGCAGCGTCACGTCAAGGGACTGCGTGCGGCTGCCCGTGTTCGCCACATAGGTCTGGATCGTGACCGCAGCATTCACAAGGTTCAGCGTGTTTCCAGGTAGGCTATCCACGTCGTAGATAGCGGAACTGTATGGAACCAATGTGGTCCGCGGCAGGCCGATCGTGTAATAGTTGCCGGTGTTTACATCGTATGTGATGATGGCCGAATCAGTCGGGAAGAATACTTGCGTCGCAAATCCGTTGATGGTCTTCAGGTACGGTGCGTACACCGTGACCTGACCTTCGCCTTCATTACGAAGCATGACGTACCAACCGGCCGTCGGGGGCTCAATCGGTAAGTAAACCTCACCCAGGCCTGCCTTCCAGACATATGCCCTGGAGCGGTCGGTCGAAACAAGCTGATAGTCGGTGTACAACTCGTTAACGAGTGTAGAGGTGTTCAGCTTGCCTTCTTGTGCTTGCAACCCGTAGCCGGCCAGAGACAATGCGTCTGCATTAACCGTGGAGGCACCAAACGCAAACGTGTGCCAAGCATTTACGTTTGTGTCGTCATCATCCACAAGGTAGAAGTACCACGACTCGCCCGACGCAATAGTCGTCGAGGCTACGGGCTGATCGAATAGTTCAATCGTAACGGCGCCGACCGATAGGTTGTTAAACAGAATGTCAGAGCCAACGGAACCCTGCGAGGCAGGAGGCAGGATAATCGTTCCACTTCCGTCTCCGGTAATGTCAATGATTCGGGCGGCGGGCTCAGTATCTCCGCCCGAAACCGTATTGGCAGGCCAGGAAAGTTGTGTGGTGCTGCCCGAAGCAACCGCCAGATCCAGATAGGAAACGTCGGTCGGTTGAATGACGTTCCCAGTGAATGGGGAAACAAAAGTCGCCATTTAGGGCTCCAAGGTAGCTGTGTTGCGATCGATGCGGCGGGAGTTATCTTCACCCTTCAGTGCAGCCATGGAAGCACTGTACATCTGCTGCCACAATTGCAGCTTGTCAGGGCTCTTCAAATAACCCTGAGCCTGCAAAAGCGTGCCAAACAAAATGGCCTGGGGCGCCTCGCGCGTGATCAGATTCTGTTGGTTGGTTGTGTCCAACGGCTGAATCTGGCTGTAGTAAATGATCTCGACCGTATAGGCCGCATTCGGGGTGGGACTGATCAGCCAGTGGTTATAATCGTAGTCGCTATAAAACTTCGGCTGCGCGTTGTCGGATTGACTGGAGTACTGCGCAACATAGTCTTGTGAACGCAGCAGCATCGGGGCGCCGTTGATCTTCATCGACACCGTTTTTCTCCACCGCGCCGGCTTCAAGAGGACTGGCTCAGTGGGGATTGTGTTGGTGGTGACGACGGTCAGTTCCCAGAGCGTCTTGACCTGGGCGGCAATCTCTTGCTCGGCCATGGAAATAAGGCGCGGGATCTGTTCCACGAACGACGTGTCATCGCGCTCGGAATACCTAATAATGTCCTGTACCAGACTATCATAGGTCATTACGTATGCGGTCGTCATGATTATCTCGTGTAGTAGGAAATGTTCGGCGTGTAGTAGATGGGCGACTTGTCGCGCTCTTCTGCTTCAGCCTGGGCCAACCAGTTATTGGCTTGTGCTTCCAAGTACGTGATCCGCGCCATGTCAACACCGGGCAACTGCAACGCAAGCTGATGCGACAGCATTTTCTGAATGGCCGCGATCCACCGGTTGGGCACATACAGTTCATTGGTCAGAGAACCAACGTCTTGCAGTTCCATTTCCAGGATCAACTGGAAGACCTGGAAATCATCCTGCGGTATCGGCCACAGATACATTTCCGGCACAATCTGACGGTTGAACCAAAACTGAAGTGAACGCTGACTCTGGAATTGCTTGTTCGGCAGATTCCAGTAATCGTCCCGATTCAAGCGCGACAGCGGAATGTCCTGCTGCGTGTATGAGAACGAAAGTTGCCGCAGCGAGAACGTGTTAAGCACGTCCAGATTTCGCAATCTGAAATAGTTGTACTCAGGCGTCGGATCGATTGGGAAGTAATACCACTCACGATCGGCCAGGGTAATCTCCGGCAGCGTCTTGCGCACGGTCCAGGTTACCCCGTCCTCGCTCGTCTCAAAGACGAGGTTATAGGTGGCAGCACCATAGGAATTGAACCCGACCTGATAGATGCGCTGCCCGCCAGTGTATCCCGCGCCGAAGAAGTTTTCGCCCAGGGTGGAGGTTGCGTAGGTATTTAGGTCCTGGTCAAACAGATTGCCAGAATCTGGATTGGCCGTCGGCAGAGCCTCCGAAACCGAAGGCGTGATGATATAGCGCCAGTTGGACTCGCGCACGTCAATCGTGCCAGGGGGCAGGGTAATGACGGTCTGATCGGTCACCGTGCCAAACAAGCGGTTCTCAAGCATCCACAGATTAACCCCTCGATTGGAGAGGTTCATCAGGATATAGAAGAGTGCCTGTTTGGCCGCGTTGATGTACTCCGGGGTCTGCTCTTCAGCAGCTTTCCCGGCTTCACGAAACGCATATTCAATCAGTTGACCGACATTTATTTTGGTCTGATTGGTGGTGCCCGAGTAGGCCATGAATTACCTCCCGCGGCCGGCAGTCTTCTTTTCTTTGACGCGTTCCGGCAGATTCTTGGAAACGGGGCCCGCCTTGACAAATTCCTTGCCAACCTTTTTAGGGATGCCGATATTGCTCTTGCCTTCGGCGGCCGCGTACATAGCGCCCAGTTGGGCCTTGGACTTGATGGGCATTAGATTTTCCCGCCCCGGGCGTACTGACCGACCGCGCGCAGGCCGCGGAACACGTCCTCCATCGGGCCCATGGGAGCCGCATGGCCCAGGCCGCCGGATGCGGATGCCACACCCATGCCACCAGGGGCGCCGGCATAGCCCGCAGGCATGCCCATGTGGGGACCACTGACCATCGGAGGGGTTTGACCCGCCTCGCCGGCCACAGCGCCACCCGCCTGGAACTTCTTGGCGCAGCTTTTGCCGCCGCCCATGTAACGCTTGACGGTGCCGCCATCCTTCTTGGAACGGCCGCCCTTCTTCAGCTTGAGTTCAGTCTTTTCCTCATGCTGTTGCTTGTCGTGTTGGGCCATGGCCTTTTTGACAATACCCTTGTCCTGCTCCATGTCCTTCGTCTTCTCTTCCTTGGTTTCCTTACCAAGTCGCTTCATCAATTCCTTCTTGCTGACGGAGCCGCCCTCCTTGTAGCAGGCAAGTTCCGACTTCATTTTTTGGTTGGGGCGAAAGCCTTCCATAATATACTCCTAAAAAGAGTTAGCTCCTGACATTACATATACAAAAACTCACGGGTTTTTGGCCCTATTTCACATCAAAGCAACCTCCGCCTCTCGACGGCGCACCAGTCCGGGTAATACTTTGCCTCCGCCACGGGTCCACAACATCAGTTGTTCCTTGGCTCCGTCCCAATCCTGTGCGTTAATCTTGCGGCGCAAGGTTGACGTTTGCAGCCGACCGACGCCAAGGTTGTACGTGAAATCGACGATCGCGTTGAACCGCGACGGGTACGCAATCAAGCCAGGGCATAGGCGCATGACACCCGGCGCGTACGTGTGCGCCAATTCAATGCCCAACAAATCAGCCGCGGCGCGTTCGTCCATCGGCGGATCGGTCAACGCAACCTTGCGCCCGTCGGCGTAATAGGTTGACCCGTACCCGATCGTGGGAACCCCGGCAGGGCAAAGGTACGGCTTGGCCCGAAAGCCCTCAAACCGTTTGCACAGTTCGGCCGCAATGTCGAGGTTCATAGGCCACGCTGTTTCAGGGTGCGGTCAAGGAACCAGTAGTTGATGGTGCCCGACACCAGGGCCATAAAGTCTGCGGTCATCATGGTGCTGAAGACTTCTTGGGGTGCGGCACCCTGGAGCCAACCGTTCCATGCAAACCATAGGTGGACAAACGACCACAGCAGGATTACCCAGTATGTGACCACCGGGCGCACCGACGCGCTCAAGGACGCTGCCCACCCGCCTGCGGCCTTGCTCATCTCAGCCTGTTGATTGATGGCAGAGTTGAATGCATCCATTACACCGGTGTCGATAGCTTTGTCGCGCTCGGCACCAATCTCAGCCAGTTTTTGCTGACCACGGATCTGCTCCAGGTCGCACTGACGTTGGAACATCAGAAGTTCATGGTTGCGCTCATTCTTCTTGTCAAAGAACTTCAACACCTCGGGCGCAAGACGGAAGATGCCTCCCAACAATGAACCGAATATGCCGCCGCTGAGTAGTTCCAACATCACTTGGCCCCTTTCAAGAATTTTTCCCGTTCCTCAAGCAGCTTGACCTTGACTTGAAGATCGTTGATCTGCGCCATCAGTTGTTCTTTCAGAATTGCGCGGCGCTCGGCACTGATCGGGCTATCTGTGGGCACGCCCTCTTTGGTAATGAGTGCAGGCATTTGCCCTTCGATCTTGGTCAGCCGTTCGGAGAAAGAATTGACTTGCCCAAGCAACCACGCAAGGCACATAACGACGATAGGAATTACCGCTTTGAGTGCATCTGACCAAGACATAATTCACCTCATAGTTTGTCTTGTTTGTGATCGAGCTTTTCAAGGATGCGGTCGAGCTTAGAGAAAATCGTCTCCGCGAGCTTGTCGTAGTCGGTCTTGCGCACGTAGTCGCCGATGACTAGCACCTCGATCTTCTGCACCTTGTCGGCAAGTTCAGAATCGCTTTTCTTGAGGTCACGATGTGAGTCGTACATCCATTTCAAGAAAAAACCAATAGTGATGTTCAACAGCGCGAACGCCGCATTGATGAGTGATTGACTGTCCATGGTAGGCATTATGGTGTGTTGACATACGCTGATAGATCATCCGGCGTGTACGTGCCGTTATTCACTATCACCGCACGGCGATAGTGTGCAACGCGCGCCGGCTGCGACATATCCCATGGATTGCCGACTTGCCAGTGGTAAACGCCGTGCTTTGCGTACGGAGTCTGATAGGTGGGGTTGTCCACATAACCAATCGGACCTGTGTAATCAACCACCAACTGACCATTGATCCAAGTCTTAATATACGGATTGTCAAGCGGATCAATAGATACAACCGCTTCAGTTACCACTGTGAGGTAAGTATTGTTCTTCCACCATCCAGAAGGGGAAGTCATTAGAATGAGATCGGTTGTGGTTCCCACCGAGGGGGTCAGACTGTTGTTGTACCGCAAAACTAAACGTAATGCACCTGACGTGACATCCATCGAATAAATCGGCTGCAAACTAGCCGTGCCGCCGGCATTCCACTGCATAAGCAATTGAGCATCGGTCGTGGTTCGCCAGTCTCCCGTAAACACCGCAAACGCATGGTAGAACTTCTGCGCCTGGGGGATGCCATACAAAGCAGAATCGAACGCAGTCTCGGAGCGGATAGCGCCGGCCGTCGGCGGGTCGTCGTAGACCACCATGCTTGTATACACGTAGGTTCCAGGGCGGACCGGATCAATCTCCCGGCCGAAACGCAAGGAACCATACGGGGTGACCGAGCCAGAGATACCCGGCGGAGTAGTCGATGAGAACGACTGAATAATGCCGTAAGCCTGGATATTACCGATGGCCTGTGAAGCAAACGATGCGGCCGGGTCGAATTCAACCAGAATGTCAGCCGGGTTAATCGGTGTAATGACCGTTGGCACCAATTCCTGGACAAAACCGTACGGGGTGATGTTGACCGGAGTTGTGATCAATGAATCGCGCGGAAGTTGGTTTACCGCGATCAGGGAAGTATCTGTGTAAGTCGTGTTGGTCGGGATCGTCTGGAAGCTCGTCCAGTCGGGCATCGTTACACCAGTGTTGATCTGAACGTAGTTAAACGTATTCCGACCATACTGAGTGGCGCCCGCGGTCACCCATTCATTATCGGCAGCCGTACCATCGGAAGGCAATTTAGCAAGCAACGCTTCGCTGTATGAGGCTACTCCCCCCAATGGTTGCCGAACGTCCGCTATTCCAATATAGCCTGTCAAGTAGAAGTGCTGTTCATCTTCAGACAGTTTAATGACCCGGTGCCAGGGCCAAAACTGTTGGGGGATACTATTTACGCCGGCGAAAAGCGGCGCGTTGCTCTGATTTGTGTATTCACCAAAAGTTGTTGTTATGACACTGGGAGAAAACTGAATGGGCAGCAGCACATTGCAATAATCGACAGTCGCATTTTTGTTGAACTTATAAATGGTAGGGCTTGCTACACCATAATAAGCGGTGTTTCCGGGCAACTCTTGCGCGACAAACCAGAAATTTCCACTGTTGTCGTAAGCAATGCCCTGCGGAGTTTTGGCCATCTCCCCGGAGCGGGTACCGGTTTGGAGAATTTGTTTAGTCCATGCAATTGCGCCGGTAGACCTATTGTATTTGATTGCCACCATTGCCGAAAAGTTTGGCGTGATAGCGTTATTATTGGAGTCGGTCTTGACAATCGTGATGACGCAATCGTCACTGGGCGCAACGCAGCCGGCATAATAGGTCGGGTATGCCGACCCAAGCAACGAGGGTGGCGGACCAATCGCAGTACTTTGCCACAAGGGCAAACACGACTGATTAAATTTGATGGTACGTACACCCTTACGTTTGACCACACCACTTTGTACTACGCCCATTTCTTGGACCGCGTATAGGGTGTCATCATCACCAACGCGCAAGTCCATGAAATACGAGAAGTAAGTAATGCTACTGCCAGAAGTCGGGTCCCCTGCCTGGGGATTTTCGCGCCAGACCGTACTGGAAACAATTGCGCCGGTAGCAGGATTGACCTTGGCTACAAAACCATCGTAGTAAGTGATCGGTATCACGCCCGATACAAACTTGCACAATCCCGCAGCGTAGATGTTGCCAAAAGAATCCTGAACCAAGCCGCGGATATATGTTGGCGGGGAATTACTGGCCGGCACGCCGGGGGTAACGCCGCCTTGCGGAGCAAGAACTGTCTGCCAAATCACATTGCCAGTACTGGCATTGACGGCCACAAGCGCCGACTTGAAGCTACCGCCCTGTTGTTGCCTTGTAAAGTTTACGACGCTAAATATCAAGTGTCCGGTGAGCACGCACTGGAATGGGAATTGAATGTAGACGCTGCTGCCGCCACCGGTGGTGTAGGCATATCGCTTCATCCAAACAATGGTGCCATCCGATTGAATGCGTGCGATTGCGGAAGACACCGTGCTGCCGTTGTTCCAAAGCCCAGACGCAAAAACGTCATTGGATCCATCCGTAGTCTCACCAATAAAAAGCCAATTAAATTGGCCGCTAGAGGTGAATGATGCGTCTGTTTGATTGGCGAAGTACGAGCCTGGAAACGAAGGCGCCGGCGGCGGAATGTCATCATCCGCTGCGCACATCAACAAACGAAAGGTGGTCGGATCCATTTATGACTCAAACGTAGTTAAGCAAAGAGCCCGCGTGCCAAGTCGAACCACCATCCGTGGTCACAAACATGAACAGCGAAGTTTTGCCGGTTTCCGGAGCCGGCGTGACGTTCTTCGGCCACTTGACCGCCGCAGGCCAAGTAATTGTACCAGAAGTATACGCCACTTCAATCGTCATGGAGTAGTTGATGGGGAATGCAGGCACGTTCGTAAATGAGAACGACGCCGCGCCGGCAACCGTGATGGTGAAGTATTGACCCAGAGAACAATCCACCACCGGCGTAAGAATGGGAATGGTGTAGTAGGTGACCCCACCACCACCTCCGCCGGTAAACTCTTGCACTACCCCGGACGCGTCCTTGTAATACAGCTTGCCATCTTCATAGTTCAGCGCCATTTCTCCGTTCTGGAGGTTGGCCGCGAGCGGAACAGCAGCGGGTGTGTTGCTCCGATAAAGTTGGATAGCGGTGTATCCTGGTTGAGCCATTTCTTTCTCCTGTTAAGCTGCCTTGGGCAGCTTCTCTCCCGTATACCAAGCAAGATTGTCGATTAGCCGCGGATTGCCGGGATCAAGCTCCAAGGCCTTCTTGCCGTGCTCAATCGCCTCATCTGGGCGGCCGGTGTAGTAGGCCGCCAGAGCGGCCAGATCGTGCGGCTCCGGGCCCCAGGCCGCGGGATCGCGTGTGTGCACATGCACGTCAGTACTGATGCCCAGGCAGCGCATGGCGGCCGTGTAGCATCCTTGCCAGTCCTTCTGCGCGTAGTAGATCCTGGCAAGCGTCATCCAGGGATCACGGCAGTTTGGAACCTCAGCGCACGCGCGTCGGGCCCACATAGCCGCCATGTTGGGTCTTTCCAGGGCTTGGTGGGCCGTTGCCATCATGCGCATGATGCACGCGCGCTCATGGTCCCAAGTGGCCTCCGGATTGCTCAGATAGGCCTGGGCCGCGAGAATGCCTTCTTCCCATTTCTGGGTGTACATTAATTCGCGGGCGAAGTAGAAAGCCATGCGCTGACAGTACTTGTTTTCCTGGGTTGCCGCCCGCAACAGTTCCAGATAGTTGCTGCGACTCTTGGTCGGATCTGGATAGTGCGTCACCAGGACTTTGCCGGTGGTTGCCAACTTCTCCACAGTCCGCGGATCGGGGTACACATATTCATGGCAAGCATGCTTCCAGAAGTACCCGTGGCGCGCGTGGATCTTGTCGTAGTAAAACGCATTCTCCTTACTCCACTGATACATATAACCGACGCGAGTCACCCCTTCGGTCCACAGCTTTTCCACCTCCTGGCGCCACCCAGGCTCCAGGACTTCATCCAGGTCTAGGCTCACGCACACGTCAATGTCGGCCGGCACGAGCGCCAGGGCAGCGTCCCGGGCCTTGTCAAAGCGCCAGGGCTTCACGGAGATGGTGTGCACCTCCGCGCCGTGCTCCCGGGCCTTCTGCACCGTGTTGTCGGTGGACCCGGTGTCCGCAATCAGAACGAGGTCCGCCTCCTTGGCGGATTCGCAGAACCTTTCTACAAAGGCCTCTTCGTTCTTGGCAATCGCATAGACTGCAATTTTCATGTTATGCCCAGTTCATGAAAGAGAGGAACTGCTGATTGCCGCCTGACGGCGCATTTTGGAAGATCCAGT